CGTTCGGTATCCCGCACTCACGGTGGTGCTACCGCCTCTGGTGTGTTTTCGGAGACTCAGTGCCTCCGCTATGCTTACTCTGGTATTGAGTCCGATGTTCCGGCACTTGACGCCAGCCGTACTGCTGCTTAATTAGTATAAATGGGGGTCCTTCGGGATCCCTTTTTTTTAATTCTTTTATAACATCATTGTTATGCCGATAACCAATAACGCTCAGGCTGAGCTACAAGCTGTTAATGAAATTCTGGCGTCTATTGGTCAGGCGCCTGTTACCACCATCGAGGCACAGACCATCACGTATGAAGATGGTACTACTGTCGAAGCTGTAATCAACCCGGAAGTTGCAATTACTTACGAGACTCTACAACAAGTCTCACGGGAGGTACAGGCAGAGGGGTGGACATTTAACCGAGAGGTTGAATACCCCCTCACTCCAAACACTAGCGGTTATCTAGAGATGACTGGTAGTATGTTACAAATTGATCTAAGTGATACTGTTGCTAATAGTAACTATGACACTGTTGTTAGAAACGGTAGACTCTATGATCGGATCGGCCACACTGATGTATGGGATACTACCAAGACCTATGAGGTAGATGTGGTGTGGTATTACGACTTTGCTGATCTCCCTCAGGTCTTTAGAGACTACATCACATCACGAGCAGCTACACGTTGTGCTATTCGTCTTGTTGGTGATGTGAACCTTACCCAGGCTCTTGCTTCATTTGAGACATGGCGTAGGGCTAACTGTCTTGAGTATGAATGCAACGAAGGAGACTACACTATGTTTGGCTTCAAACAAGGTGATGGGTTCTACAATAGCTATAAACCATTCAAGGCTCTTGCACGATGACAGCAATCTCTCAACGTATACCTAACTTCATTGGTGGTGTTTCCCAACAAGCTGATGAGAAGATGCTGTTGGGTCAAGTTAAAGAAGCAATCAACTGCTACCCTGACATTACACTTGGTATGCTAAAGCGTCCAGGTGGTAAGTTTCTAGGTAGGTTAGCTAGCCTTACTGCTAATACTGCTAACACAGCTGCATGGTTTAGTATGTTTAGGGATAACCAAGAGAAGTATATTGCTACTGTATCTTCTGCTGGTGTTCCTAAGGTATGGAACATGTTGACTGGGGCTGCTGCTACCATCACATACCCTGCTGGTAAGCAAGCATCTATTGAGAGCTACCTTACTGCTACTGATTACCGTAGCATCAAAACTCTTACTATTAACGACTTCACCTATATCGTTAACAGTGAGAAGACAGTACAAGCACTTGCTGCACCTACATTTAATCCACGACGTCAAGCTGTTATCTCTCTACTCATTGTAGAGCACGATACAGACTATGTTGTCAGTATCAATAGGAAGACCTATACCTACACAAGTCCGTCTAATACTGGTGGTACAAACCTAACAGTAGAGACGGTGATGAGGGGAATTAAAGATGCTATTGGTTACCCTACTGGTCTTGGTCTTACTAAAACGATTGTAGACGGTGTGTTGGTACTCACTAGCACAGCTGATATGACTGTCTCAGTTGCTGGTGGTAATGCTAGCTCTGATGGTCACTACATTCGAGTCTTTAATGACGCGGTTAATAACATCGCACGTTTACCAGAACAATGTACCAGTGGTCTTGTTGTTAAGATCATCAATACTTCTGGTGCAGCTGATGACTATTACGTTAAGTTTATTGGTACTACTCTTGCTGTTGCAGGTACCTACAGTCAATCTGGAACTACTGTAACAGTAACCACTACAGCTGATCATGGTTTTACTACTGGTAATCTAGCTAACGTATACTTCTCCACTGGTGCTGGAGTACAAGGATCCTATGTTGTTACTGTTAGTAGTACTACTCAGTTCACTTATACTTCAGGTACCAGTCAGACAACTAGTGGTAATGTTAATGTCACTGGTTCATTCAACAGTGGTCACTGGGAGGAGACGGTTGCTCCTGATGTTAGCACAGGATTCGATGCAGCTACAATGCCTGTAGCGTTGATCCGTACTAGCCTTAGTCCATTGACATTTATTGCTACGTTCCTTGATGGGTCGTTGACTAGTAACGGCCAAACTCCTGCTGTTAATCCAACAGGATTCGTGTTGCAATGGGAACCTCGGTTGGTTGGTGATAATGAATCCAACTCTCACCCATCCTTTGTTGGTAATACCATCCAGGATATCTTCCTGTTTAACAATAGGCTTGGCTTTCTGACTCAGGATAATGTCTCCATGTCTCAAGCTGGAGATTACTATAACTTCTACCACAAATCTGCTACTACTATCACTGCTGCTGATCCTATTGACCTCAGTTGTGCTAGTATTAAACCAGCTACTGTACGTTCAGTTATCCCAATTACTCAGGGTCTATTGCTATTCAGTGATAACCAACAGTTCCTGATGGAAGCTGAGAATGGTGCATGGACACCTGCTAACTGCTCAATCAGTACGATTGCTAACTACGAATGTGATCGGTACATCAAACCGATTGACATAGGTTCTACTACAATGTATGTTAGTCGTAACCAAAGCTGGTCTAGGGTATTTGAGATCTTTACTAGGGGACAACGAGAAACGCCTACTGTCTTAGAGACAAGTAAGGTTGTTCCTGAGTGGATCCCGCAAGGTATCACAGAAGCCTCTGGGAGCGCTCAGAATGGCCTGTGGGTGGCCTCTAGTAGGACTTCCCCCACTATGTACCTCTATAGGTTCTACGAACAGGGAGAGGAGCGTCCTCTGGCCTCCTGGGTAAAGTGGCAACTACCCTCTAATGTCATCCATACAGCCATCCAGAGTGATGTACTCTATGTGCTCACTAGTGGTACTGAGGGTTATATCGTTAATGAGCACAAGTTAGTACTTGCACCTAGTACTGGTGGTCTTATTAATAACCTAGGTAATGCAGTAGATCCTTATCTTGATACATGGTCTGAGATAAGCACTACACCTACATATACACAAGCCACTGATATCACAAAGGTATACCTACCTACATACTTCAATACCACTAAGACTATTAGGTATGTTATAGGTCTACTTGAAGGAGCTAGTCCTGGTACTGAGTCTGGTTATACTAATGTTGCTACACTCCTAGCTGATGGTGGTGGTACATACTTCAACATCCCTGGTGATGTTAGTGGTAACTACATCTATGTTGGTTATGAGTACAACATGGAAGTAACACTCCCTAGGTACTACTACAACATGGGTCAACAAGGTGTTGACTTTACTGCTGTTACTACCACTTCCCGTATGGCATTCTATACAGGACTTGGTGGTGAAGTCTTCTTTAACATTAGAGATCGCAGTAGACCTGAATGGTCTAGTATTGGGGGTTCTAGGATTGCTGATTTCTACTTATCTAATACCTCACCATTCCGTGATACCTATGTCTATAAAGTTCCAATCTATCAAAGGCCAGACAACTATACAATGAAAGTAACATCTAATACTCCGTTCCCTGTTAGTCTTGTGTCTATGCAGTGGGAGGGACAATATGCACCTGGCTTCTATCGGAGGACCTGAGTATGTCATGGGATTTAGCTATTCAAGGTCTCGGTGCCTTACTTGGTGGTCTAGGTGGGCAAGCTGAAGCTGATGCTCAGAATAGAGCCATTGACGCTACATACAAACAAGAAAGACAAGCTAGGCGTTACAGAAAACGTAGCACCATGGCTGATTGGCGTCACAGTACTAAGCAGTGGCGCCTTAATGAAAAGAACGAAGAAACTCTTGGTGCATTTAAAGATGCTACCAACCTACAAGATTGGCAATACAACCTAAAGATTCAAGACTTTGAGTATGCCTCTCAGATGAAGCAGTATGCTAAGTCTGAGCAGATATACGGTCAGCAGCTTACATTCAACCAGATGGCACAAGCTGCTGCTAAGGAAGCTGAATATCGTAAACTTGAGGACGCCATGAAAGAGATGGCCTTCCAGAATCAAGATATCGTTATCAAGGCACTGCAGTCTGAAGGTGTTGCTGCTGTTAAAGGTCAGCAAGGTAGGAGTGCAGAGAAGATGGAGCAAGCTGAGTTTGCTGCTCTTGGTCGTAACCAAGCAATCCTTGCTGAATCTCTGTTGAGCGCTAAGACTGATACGAGGATGGCTCTACGTAAGATTGCTAACGATAAGTTTGGTGCAGACCTGGCAGCAGAAGCTAATCGTAT